GGACCCGACCGCATCCATGTACTCGCGGGTCTGTTCAACCAACTGCGCTCGGGTCACGGTGGGCATAAGCGTATCCTATCGAACTTTAGGGGGACGGCCACGGCGCTTCGGCTGGGCGGTCGGATTCGGAGAATCCAGCACCTCGGCCATCGCTTCTTCCATCGCCTGTTGCACGGGCGCCACGCTGTTGTACTGGCCCATGTCGCGCACCATGTTCCGCACTTCGTCTGCCGGGTATTCCCGCATCGACTTTTCCAGATACGCTGGCGCTTCGTCCGGAGAACACTGCATCGGCAGATAGCCGAGAATGTCGATACTGCGATTGGGGTCAATCTCGTTGGACTGGATCATCGACCAGCGCCGGTCGTTCTCCGTCCAGCGCAAGCAGATCGCCCAGTGGGCATCCACGGCATCCACATACCGTAGCTCAAGGCGGGGATGAACACTCCGGAGCCGCCGCTGAATCTCGGACGACGGCTCCGGATGTCCCCGATGGTTTAGCACCACCGCATCCGTCATTAGTTCTGAACCAGCAGCTCGACGTTGACCATCAGATCGACCGCCGCCGTCGTCACCGTGTTGGTCGTGGTCACGACAAAGCGCACAGTGTCACCCGTGTCGAGCGTCTTCTGCGCGTCGGTGAGCGTGGGGAGCAGCGTCACCGCCGTCCCCTCATGCGCGGTCAGCGCCTCAAGGTCGATGTTGTCCGTCAGCGCCACCGCTGCATCAGCGGATGCATCGTACTTCTGCAACACGCCAAGGATGGTGCCGCTGGTCGAAGCCGGGACCGTGCCAGCCGATACCACGGCGCGGTTGATGATCGACTTCGCCGGATGGCCACCAAAGTTGTACGTCGTGGTCGTGCTGTTGCCAATCGCCGCCGAACAGCGACCCACGAGCAGGTTCGGCATGACGCCAAACCGACCGGCCAGTGGGCTGAAATAATTGCCCATAAGAAACTCCTCAGGAAAGGGGTGACGGTGAGGGGCCGAAGCCCCCCACCGCTACAAGGATCAGACGACGTGCGAGAAGCGAGCCGTATCGGTGTACCCCACGATGCTGCCGTGCGCGTTACGCGCCAAGCAAGCAAGGTTGCCGTACCACGCATAGGTCGTCTCGAACGCATCGCGGCCCTGAATCCAACGCCACGGACCCGCGCCCTCGAACTCGACGAAGCCCCAATCCTTCGCATCCACCCACGCCAGCGACGGGATGTGGAGGAGATAGATGGTGCCAGCCGGGACGTAGTAGTCCGTAACCATCGGGATGCCGCACACCTGCAACGCCTTGTACCCACCCTTGATCGTGGTGTCGAAGCCGTTGGCGTCGAAGCGGCGCTGGGCCACGAACGACTGCATGAGCTTCTGGCCAAGGCCCGGGGTCGTCATAAGCAGGAACTCCTTCGGACGGAGCTGGGCGTCCTTGCCGGACACACCCGCGATCTTCTGGATCAGGACCCAGAGGTCGTCCTCGGTCGGCTGGTTGGCATCGGGCGTATCCGTACCCGCCGTCATCCGCACCGCGTTCCAGATCGGGTAGCTGCTGGCCGACACGTTGTGCAGCGAGGCGTAGCTGCCACCACGGTTGGTGATGTTGATCAGACCGTTCATGGCGCTGTTGAACGACGTATCGCTCGCGGTCGCCTTCACGATCTTGTCCGTCGCGGCCATGCCGCTGATCGCGGTGCCGAGGGTCAGCGTGGCGTTGTCGCCGCTGTTGCTGATCGCCGTGATCTGGGCGCGGCCAAGGACCGCATCCGACGACGACGTATCCAGCACGGCGATGTAGTCACCGACCGAGAGGAGCAGACCACCCTGACCCGCGCCGCTGACGCCGTAGGGCGACGAGACGATGATGGAGGTGGTGGACGAGGCGGTGCCGATCAGCGCCACGACGCCGTCCGCCTTGTTGTGCAGGGCCTGCTGCATGAGCAGGGTCGAGGCTTCCTTGATTTCTTCCATCGTCTTGGTGGCGATGGTCGTGAAAGCCGCGTCCTTGCTCTGGGTGCCGACAAACGCGAGGCCGTCGATCTGGCGCGTGGTGTACGCCCGGACGACGCCCACGTTGCCCTGCACTTCAGAGGCCGTGGTGTCAGGCGGGAAGTACCCGCTCTGCGAGAACGTGGAGCCGGACGGACGCCCGACCACTACGTCGAAAAACACATTGTTGCCGCCCCAACGCATATTGCGGGGGCCGCCTGCCTTGGCCTTCTGGAGCTGGGCGAGCAGGGGGGTGACAAGGTTCTGCACCTTCTCACGGTACTGGGAATAGACGTTCTTCAGAAGCCCCGTCAGTTCCGCATCGGTAATCACGGTCGGTGAAGGCATAATCCTACTCCTTTAGTTATCGAATAGAGGAAAGCACCGACGAAAGGGCGCTTTCTACGGCATCGTCGATAGAGACAATAGGCCGCGCTTTGGCTGGACGATCCGAGGTCGCCCCCGGCTGGCCGACCGGCTTGAGCTTCTGGCCGACTGCACGCTTGGCTTTCTGCGCTTCGATCTGGGCACGTTCCAGTTCAGCCGACTTCTGTTCGGCTGGCTGATTCCGGCGCAGATGTGCGGCTTGCGCCCACAGAGCCAAGTCCTCGACGATGTACTGCCGGATGGCGTCATAGCGTGACGGCGGAACATAGGGTACCCCATTGGGGGCCACTTCCGCGTGCGCTTTCATCGCCAGTTCCAAGCGAGCTTCTAGTTCTTCCGCGTTCAGGGTTGGCAGTGCCTGCTGAATCGTTCGCAGGGCTGGCATCACTTCCTGTGCGTAGAACTGCTCGCCACTTGCACTAATAGTTTGCATCTGCTGCTGAATTTTCAAGTCCGCCACGCGCTGCTCGGCGCGTTCCGCTCGCCGCTCCGGCGAGTTCTCGGACATGAACGCATCGCGCACCGACTCAAAAAAGTCATCATCGGTCAACAGGCGTTCGATCTGGGCCTCACGTTCGGCCAAGACCTGCTGGTACTGCCCGACCTGCTGTTCCGCTTCTTCTTGCAGTTTCTGTTCGCGTTCCTGATTGTACACGCCCCACTGCGCCAGCTTGACCACTTGATCCAAGCGATCCTGCCGCACCTTGCCGTTGGCCTTGTACTCCACGATCAGGGCCGGAACCTCTACTTCGCCGTGTTCGTCCTTGAGAATGAACTCGGTGGCCAGCCCTTCGGAAACGGTGGGGACGGCCACATAGCCGTCCGGCATATCCGGCGTCGGCGCTCCCGCATCACCACTCTCGGCAGTCTCCGAATCCGCTGACGCAACGGCAGCGTCAGCCACATCGGCTTCAGCCTCGGCATCCACAGACGCTTCGGCAGCACGCGATTCGGCTTCGGGAGTGGCATCCTGAACAGTGGACTGGGGTACGGGGAGCGCCGCAGAGACAGCTTCGTCAATCGCGGAGCTAACGTCCATCGGAACGGTCATAACAATCCTATTGCTGACGGGATAAGATGTCCGCTTGGCGTGCGGCAACTTCCGCTTCAGGGATGCCTGCTAATGTCTGTTGCATTAGCGGGGCGACCCCAATCGGGGGATTGTTCGCGGCCAAGGGCAACTGGCCCGTGGGGATGGGAGGCACGCTGGCAGCGGGAGGTCCGCTTTGTACGCCGGGGCCAGCCCCCGGAGCGGGAGGCACCATGCCGCCCTGCTTCTGCATCGCCTGATTCGCCAAGGCGGTCCACCGTTCTTGGGCTTGGGCGACAATCTCTGGACTCAGATCGTCCTGTAGCAGAATCTCCCGCTCCAGTACGTCTTGGTGAATGGACTCGTTATCCTGCCAGCGCATCTCGGGCGGCATCGTGCCCATGCGGAACGCATCGGCCACGCGCTTGGCTCGCGCTTCTTGATCTTCGTCGGGCGACTGAATATCTCGCGCCACGGCGAACATCTGCCGACGCCGGTATTCCTTGAGGTCGATCACGCCGGACTGGAGCCAGTTGTCGAGCAGGTACATCCGGAACGCCATTGGCATCGGCATCATCGACGCCTGCTCCACGCGCACATCCGACTGCCCATCAAAGTCCGACGCACTGACGGCTCGCGCCAGATCGGGGCGTCCCTTGCCCACGGCGCCCAGTGCGCGAGGCACGTCGTAGCCCCACGCCATCCCCGCCAGTGTGACCTTGGCCCAGTCGGTAAAGGCGTTGGCCATCGCGGCCACCACCGGACTGAACACGCGCTCTAGCTGTTCGCGGGTGGCAATGATAGCACGGCCCGACTCGCCGGTGGTCTGACCTCGGCTGACTTGGTTCCAGCCGCTGGCGTTCTCAAACGCCTGTCGCTCCAGCGCCAACGCTTCCTTCACATCGTTGCCGACGCTGAACCCGTTGACCGGCTGGATAGAGTCGCCCATGCTGCCAGCACCACGCACTTCGATCATGGAGGTCACGCCGCCCATGAACGTCTCGGTGGCAATCGCGTTGGGGCGCGTGAGGAACCGGCCTCCCGCATTGACGCGGATGTTTTCGATCCACTTAGACAGCAGCGCATTGACGCGCATCTGGTGGTCGATCCACTGCTCCATGATCGGGCGGGGGTAGTACGACGGGTCGCTGGACCCATCGCGTACCGGCACCACCGGGATCACCCCCCAGAGCAGCGGGGCTGGGCCAAACACGACTTCGTCTCCGACCACCACCATCTGAAGTCCTTCGGGAAGGACATCGGGATGGGGCGCCAGATAGACCGTGAAGCGTTCCGTCACTTCCTCGTCTCGGAGTCGCTGCCCCTCGCCAATCGTCGTCTGCGTCAACACCCACGCGCCCATGCCTTCGGAGCCGCTGTAGGTTGGCGTGTTGCCGGTCTGCAAGCTGGAGGCGCTGGCGTCCAATCCCGTCAGGCCGTAGCGGAACGCGGCCTCCTGCTTGGCGATCACCTCGCGGATCACGACCCAATGCGGCGCCTGCGTCGCGGTCGCGTTAGGCGACACGCGCACCTGCTCCACACGCAACGTCTGACAGCCGATGTCGCCCAATGGCTTGCGTTGTCCGGGCCGTTCGCCAAGGCGCTCATCCCACGGACCACGATCCGGGTCCCAGTGCATGTGCCAAAAGCTCAGGCCGTCCGTCTGCGCCCAGAATCCCGCCTCTCGGGCCACGCGGATCATATTTTGCTGTTCGTGCTGGTACTCCAGCGCCAACTGCTGGGCTTGGGCCTTGCGCTTATCTTCGGGGTCTTGCGTCGTCGGCGTGACGGCAAACCCCGGCTTCTGGTCCATCATGATCTGGAGACGCTGATCCAGCGCCTTGTCCATCATGTTGTACACCACACGCGCCGCATCCCGAGGACGCGACGGTTCGCGCCACGGTCCCAGCCCTTGGGCGCTGATCCACTGCTGTCCGGCGCGGAACAAGCGGTTGCGTTCGACGAGATGCAAGTGCATCTGCACTGCTTCGCGCCGTGAATCCCATAGGCTCCGACACCACGACGCCCATGCAGGCATATCGTCCTTGAGCGTCGGGTCCGCCAGTGGGATGTCATAGCCGTAGAGGGCGCGGACCAACGCCGCTTCGCGTTCCGACAGCGGTTCGCCCGTATCTTCCGGAGGATTGGGAGCGACTTGTTCGTTTGGCGAAAGCGGGTTGTTGGACAGTCCCTCCAAGGCCCGAGCGAGTTCGTCCTCTAGCACGGCGTCCGCGAACGGCGCGTTGTCCAGCGGTGGCATCGTCATGACTTAGTCTCTCCGTCCCAAGCCCATCGCGGCTCTGACCTTGTTCCAGTCTTTGTATTGCTCAAACTTCTCGCGGATTACGCGGACCAGCTCTTCCTGCGCCCACGCTTCGTTCTCCTGCATCGCCACCGCCACCAGATCGTCAGGAATCTCCGCCGCAGGGGGGACGACCGCCGTGTCCTGCCGCAGTGTTGCGTGCTGTGTCCGTGTGTCTGCAACCTGTTCCCATGCCGACGCGAGGCGATGGACCGCTGCCAGCAGCGATCCACTCACAATCACCGCGACAAGTGGGGCGTCGGTCACAGCGCCGCGTAGCGAACCGTGACGACCGGCGAGCCGCTGGTGTAGGCGCTGCATCGCGCCCGAACGCCAGCGTATCCGCCCGTCGAAGCACTCCATGCCCCCACCGCCGTCGCGGTGGACGCGGCGGTGCCATTGTTGGACGGCGCCATGTTGAACGCGACCCAGTTCGTGCCGTCCACCGTCACCTCAAACGTGATGGTGGCGCTCAACGTCCCAGTAATCTGCACGGCGACGTTCCCGCTGGACGGCAATCCCAGCACGGTTGCGGCGTCGTTCTGCGCGGCCACCGTCACAACGGCGGACTTTAGGGTTCCACCCGGCATCAGTTACACTCCCATGCTCTTAGGCTTTTGTTAATGCGCGAATCCGGGTCGTTGGCCGTCTTGGCGCTCGTCAACTTCTGCTTCATGCCCTTCATCCGCTTGCAAAACGCAACGCGGCGCTTGGCACTCGTCTCAGACCGCGCCGCTTCGGCCTTCTTCACCGGCGGCTTGATGTCCTTCCCCGCAGCGCGAAGCGAAGCGCGGCCTTTTTCGTTCAGGCCACCCTCCGCCGATTGGCCTTCTTTACGCTGCCACGCTGGAGACTTTGGCATTACTCGTACTCGTCTTCGTCTTCCGAGTCTTCCGAGTCGTCTTCCGACTCGTTCATGTCTTCGTCGTCCATCTCGTCGGACTCGTCCTTGAGCAGCGCGAGTTCCGCCTTGAGATAGCCAATCTTTTCTTCCAGCGCGGCGATCTTCTCGGCCTTGGACATACCCTCACCCTTTGAGGCGTCCAGTTCTTCGCGCATCGACGCGGCCTTGTCGGCCATCGGGCCACCGGCCCCGGGCTTGGGCTTCCCCATCGCAATCATGATGGCGATGCCGGGGCCTTTCCCGGGTTCGCCCTTGCGCTTGGTCGCCATGCGGCGCTTCGGGCCGCGCTCGCTCTTGGCAATCACGGCCTCCATCCCACGTTGCGCCTGTTCCATCACCAGCCTCCGGGAAGTTGCGATACAAAGTCGCCTGACAACGCCTTCCGGCGGTTATCCACAAGCTCGCCGGAGTTATCCACATCCAGATTAGGGTCATCGCGCACCAGACGCAAGCCCAGTGGCGCATCGGGAACCACACCTTGCACCCGATCCCACCCGTACAGCGCCAAACCGAGCGCCATCACGCCGTCATCGTGGAAGCCAGACGGCGCTTCATAGCGCACCCCCGTCGCGGTGTACATGAACTCAAAGGCTTCCAGCTCTCCGACCAGCCATCCCTCTGGAATCCCCAGTTCGTTGCCTTGAAATGCGGCCACAAGGCGCTGCATCAGGCGCAACTTGGACGGTTGGGTGAACACATGTGGGGTCACATCGACCCCCATCGTCTGGAGGTCCGCCACAATCGCGTCGCCTACACCGGTCGCGTCCGCCACGATGGGCGTTTGTCCGACAATGTCCCTTACTTTGGCCTTGGTCGCGGCCCACGGCGCCTGCCAGCGGTCAAGGAACGCAATGTTGCGGTAGGCGTCGAGGCCGACGACGACGGTAAAGTCCAGTGAACGCGCCAAGTCCACGCCATAGACGACGACAGGGTTTGTACTAAGGGGTCGAACGGACTTGTGGATGGCGTCGAGGCCGAAGGGATTGGCGCCATCGTCGGTCGGGACTCCCTCAAACTCTTGCGCGAACACTTCCGGTGGCAGTTCACGACGCGCTGCGTCCACCTCCTCCACCGGGATGTACGGGTTATCCAGCGTCTTGGCACGAAAACTCGCCCAGTCTGGCTCATTCGGGTCGTTCCCTCGGTTAAACAGCACGACAAACCCGTGCCGCCGCCCTCGCGGCGTCCCGAGAAACAGGCCGTGCCCCGACAAATCCACCAGCGTCGGGCGGATGGCGCGTTGCCAAAGGTCCAGCAACTCGGGCACGATCCCCGCCTCGTCAATCACCGCGAGCTTGTATTTGCGGCCAAGGCCCGGGTCGGGCGTGTCCATCGTCCACATTTCGATGATGCCGCCCGTGACCAGTTCAATGCGCCGTTCTTGGTCGTTGGACCGGCTAATCACGGGCTTGAGGCGCTGGAGGAGTTCGCGCCAGACCTCCAAGACGTACTTGTACGTCGGCGCAAACCACCCCACCGGATGGCCAGCCAGCGCCACATCACAGGCGCGGCGCACCCCCAGTTGGGTTTTCCCAAACCGGCGTCCGCACATGACGACCTTGAACCGCGCCGGGTGGTCCACAATGTGCATCTGCCCCGGGTGCTGACGCTGGAGGTGGACCACCGCCTCGCTGGTGCCGCCCTTGAGCTT